ATTCATAAATCATATAATCAATGTCTGAACGAATCAAATTTGATTCACTAGAAACTATTAATTTAATAACTTCTTCATATTCAGATATTTTATTTTTTGAAAGCATTTTAATTATTGCATATAATGATTTACACTCTATAGGCAAACTTAAATCATTTAAAATGTCATTAGGTACTACTGTATAGTTTTGTTGGTGTTCTTCTCTTATAATTGCCATAATGTTATTTATTTAGCGTTTTAATTAGTTCTTTAATATAACATAGCTCAGCAATAATCATTACCGTAAGCTTTAAAAAGTCTACTCTTTTCTTACATCTACCAGCGTGATAGGTTAGCCTTTGTATTCTGTTGTTTGAACGTTTTATTTTTTCTAATGTAATGAACAGATCTAAGTATAAATCTAAAATGTATTCCATAATATTATTTTTAAATAAAAAAGCCCTACAAAATCAAAAGGGTCGCAATCTTTATCATCTGCAAGGCTATAATGTCTTTAAGTTACTTATGGTTGCGACCGTAACTATACACAAATATAATAAAATATTAATCAATAAAAAAGCCTATCCATTAAAAATATAGGGTAATCACTCCCTAAATGGATAGGCTCAAAACAAAACGCTATGAACGTACTGTAAATGTAGTGTAAAATATTTGTAAATAAAAGTATGTTTAAATTTTGTTAATTAATATAATAGTATTAATATTGTTACATAATGTTAAGTGTAAAAATTGAAGCGATATGAAAAGAGATATGGAAGATATATTACTAGATTTAATAGATGGTGATATAGATATAGATAAGGCAAAAGAAGAGCTTTTGAATTTATATAATGTTATTAACTGGGTGGTGGTTTCTGAGAAATTACCACCTCGAATGGATGAAGATTATTTAGTGTGTATAAAGAATAAAAATAAGGAAGATGGAATACTAATACAAGATATTGGCAATTTTTCTAGTGATGGTGTTTGGATTAAGCAGAACACTTGGGAAGATGTAGTATATTGGGCTGAATTACCTAAATCACCTTGTTTATAACGACCGTATAAAAAAGCTTGAGCGAACGTTTGAGTAACGAAAATGTTTTTTATACCTTTTTAAAAATAAATAAATATGAAAGTAAAAGAATTAATAGAAAAGCTAAAAGAATTACCACAAGAAGCAAGGGTGTTTCATTTGTGGGACGGAGAACCTAGAACCGCTATAAATGTGGTTTATGAATCACTAAATGGAAGCGTTATAACTTCTGATTATGAACAAGTTTGTTATTCATCTACCGCAAGACCAAAAACAGCCCCTAGTAGAGATGATGATATGTTTTGGTATACAGAAAAAAAACCCTAAAGGATATACTTTTGAAGACGACTTTGATTATTGAAAATAAATAAACGATAAACGAAATGAATAACGAAACAATAAAAATAAGAGATAACAGCGTACTAATACAGTACGAAGACATACAAGAAACAAAAGGGATAAAAGAAATTCCTATCACCTACAACATTAAAGGGGGCAATATAGTTGAATTAGTGCCTGTAAGTTGGAGCGAAAAAACACAAGAAGAAAAAATAAAACACATTACTAATAGGGTAGAGCAAAGATTAGAACAAATTTATAGACTTAAATTTAAAAACAATGATTAACATAATAATAACCATATCTTTAATATCAATATTTGTAATACTTACTAGGTTATGTTTTTATTTAGTTGATTACTTTAAAAGTATTCAAAAGCCTAAGTTCTTGTATTTTAAACAAATAACGTTTGAATTATTGGTATCTACATCGATAATGCTTATATTTGTTAGTATAACAGTTCAGGTATATTACGCAGTTAAATTAATAGAATACATAAATAAATTTTAAAATGGAGATTCAAGGTAAATTACACGAAAAATTTGAAGAAGTACAAATAACAGATTCTTTTAAAAAAAGAGAGTTTGTTTTAATTAAAGAAGAAAACGTAAATGGTAAAATATATACTGATTATATTAAATTTCAATTAACACAAGATAGATGTGGTTTAATAGATTCTGTCAATATAGGAGATGAAGTTGATGTAAAGTTTAACCTTAAAGGTCGTAAGTACGAAAAAGACGGAAACACAATGTACTTCAATAGCGAGGACGCTTGGAAGATTGAAAAAGTATCTCGACAAAATGAAAATCAAAACAACGAATCATCTGACGACTTACCATTTTAATTATGACAGTTAAATTTATATTAAAAAACAATGTAAAGGCTCAGGTTTATATTGATAATCCTATAAAGGGGAAAAAAGATACGTCTTATAAAGTAATGATTCACGGTGATAATATAAATCCTAAAGTATTTACAGTAAGTGAAGATTATATTACAGGGAATAAAAAGGATGAATTGAAAATGTTTTTACAAAGTAAGGTTTAACACCCGTATAAAAAAGCTTGAGCGAACGTTTGAGGAACGAAAATGTTTTTTATACTTTGTTAAAATAAAAACTATGGAAAACGAAAAACTAGGGGGTATTGGAGCTTCTGAAATAGGGGGGTTATTCACAAGTGGTGGCATAAAATCAAAAACGGCTCAATCTTTAGCGTTAAAGAAAGCCATTGAGTTAATAACTTTAGAGAAAACACACATAACATCTAAAGAAATGACACACGGCATAATCAACGAATCAGAAGCTTTTGAAATGGTGGTAAAACCTAATCACAAAGACGCTGTTTTACAGTCTACTGATAGCTATTTCTTGAAAGATGGGCTATGGGCAACACCCGATGTAGTTTGCGAAGATAGAGTAATAGATATAAAATGCCCTTATTCTATAAGCACTTACTTTGATAACATCAATAAAGTAAAGAATAATTACAAGTATCAAGTAAACTTACAAATGATTGCTACGGGTAAAACCGATGGCTATTTAACATTCTATCTTACGAAACCGTTCAACGAACACGGGGACAAAGAAGAATATGATATAGAATTACACAGAAGAACGAAAACAATAAAAGTAGATAAGTTAGATTTGTTTGAAAAAGAAGTTTTTGATAGATTTGACCAATTCATAGATTTAAGAGATTCTATACATTATGATTTAATAATAGCAGAAGAAATAGATGACAGTATGCAAATGTATTTAGAAGAGACTAAAAAAGTTACTGAATTTAAGAAGAAAAGCAACCTTACAAAATGGGGTGGTCAGTTAGTTGTAAATAACGGTAAATACTTAGTAGTAGAATAATATGAAATCACACAAATGGCTATACCCTCACGAAGCTGAGGAGTTAGGGTTTAAAGCAAAACCTAATGAACAAAAAAGGAATCAAGCTAGATATTACCTTAGTGAGGAACAAATAAAAGAACTCAATGGTATTAGGGGCGATTACATGGACAATATACCGTTAACAGTAAAAGGAACAACAACACTATTAGATAAAGACGGTAAGGAAGTTTTAAAATGGGTTAAGAAAGACCAAAAGACAGAAGATAGGCTAAATGCCTTAAGGTCTGCTATAGACACACTAAAAGAAGACATACCAAAAGAACATCCTGTAAAGCATATTAAACACGGCAACAAGAAATTATGTAACCAATACACGTTAACCGATTATCATTTAGGGTTAATGGCGTGGGGAGAGGAAAGCGGTGATGATTGGGACATTAAAATTGCTGAAAATACACTTTTAAAATTCTTTAGTACAGCGATAGAGCAAAGCCCAAACGCAAAAGAATGTATATTTGCACAGATAGGTGACTTTCTACATTGGGACGGGTTAGAGGCTGTAACACCTGCTAATAAGCACGTTTTAGATGCAGATACTAGATTCACTAAATTAGTAAGGGTAGCAATTAGGGTAATACGTAAAATTGTAAGGAAGTTGTTAGCTAAATACGATAAAGTAACCCTAATAATGGCAGAGGGAAACCATGACCCAGCATCTAGTACATGGCTTAGAGAGGTCTTTAACGCTTTCTATGAAGACGAGCCACGTATAACAGTAAACACTAACCCCGACCCATATTATAATCACAACTTTGGTAAGGTTTGTTTGTTTTATCATCACGGTCATAAAAGCCGTTTAAACAATATAGATAGTGTTTTTGTTTCTAAATTTAAGAAAGAATACGGAAAAGCTAAATATGTTTACGGTCATACGGGACACTTACACCACCAGAAGACAATAGAAACCAACCTAATGATATTAGAGCAACACAGGACGCTATCTGCGAAAGATAGTTATGCTAGTAGAGGCGGTTGGTCAAGTGGTAGGGATTCAAAAGTTATAACATACCACGAACAATACGGTGAAGTATCTAGGAATATAATAGGTATAAACATGATTAAATAACGGCTGATGTAAAAAGCGTTTTAATGCTTTTTTACATAGTGTTGTCGGTAGTTTTTAATATTAATTATTATGTAATGTTTGTAAATATAATTAAAATATACAATCTTGTTTTAAACGCTTTTAATCATAGTGTTTCAAAACCAAATTTCAATATGTATAGTTGTTTTGATATAGCAAATAAATTCTTAGAATTATCTGAGTTAGATAGACGACCTTTGAAGCAAATGAAACTTCTTAAATTGGTCTATATTGCTCACGGGTTTAATTTAGCTGTAAATGATAAGCCTTTAATTAAAGAGTACGTTGAAGCTTGGCAATATGGACCCGTAATTAGAGAGTTATACTATGTGATTAAAAGATTTGGAAATAGACCAATTTCAAAAGATGTTGTAGAGATATATTCAGATAATAAGCTAACAAACGAAGATGAAGAATTTATAGGGGTAATATGGGATATTTACAAAGATAATACTGGGTTAGAGTTATCAACAATGACTCATCAATCTGGTACTCCTTGGGATAAAGTTTATAATAATAGTCGAGGACTTTCAAATTCTATTATCAGCGAAAAAATAATAAAAGAGTATTATTCTAATAAATTAAATTCTTAAAATGTCAAACATAAAACTTGACAAACTGAAAGCTATAAAAGAAGCTTTGCGGAACACTTCTGGCTTTGATTCATTAGACAAGACAGCACAAAAAGAAAAAGACTCTTTAGAAAATATATCATCAAAAGAAACGATTAAAGAGTCAAATGATTATACAGAAAAAGAGATTTCATTAAAAGAGTTTGAATTAAAAAAGGAAGACGCAGACGAAGAAAGAACATTAAGAAGTAAGCACGCAAAATACGCTTTCAGGTTCTCTTTATCTTGGATGATTTTTATTGGTATAGTTATTTTTATGCACGCAATGTGTCCTAAGTTCGATTTAACTGAAATAGAATTTATGGGGGTTATTGGGTCTTTAACAGTGTCCGTTTTCGGTTTTTATGTTTTAGTATTAAAATATCTCTTTTATAGACCTAAAGAATAGTATTACCGACAACGACCGTATAACTCCCAGCTTGAGCGACCCGTAGGGTGGGAGTTATACTTTGTTATTTTTTAATTATCTTATCTCTTATCAATATGTAGAGTAAAAAACCACTATAAACAGTACCTATGACTACTCCTAAAGTGCTAAATATAGCGTTAATACTTTTAAAAAAATCATGGCTTAACAAATAGCTAACGCCACCACTCAAATAAAAACTAAAATGAACCCCGTACTCTTTTATCTTATCTAAAATCATAACTATCAACAAATTTACCATCAATCCATTCTTTACCTAGATTATACCTCTGTTCCATTTCCTTTTTATCAAAAACAAGGCTATTATCATTTACTTCATAACCCATCCAATAAAGGTTTATTTTAACCTTTTTATTCTTAGCCATAGCTAAACCTAAACTCAAATCTTTGTCCTCTGAATGTTTAAATATAGATTTTAAAACACGCCCAGCAAATTGAACTATATTTTTAACACCTTTTTCGTGCTTCTTTTCTCTTTTAGGTCGGTGCATAAAAACATCAATCTCATCACCCTCACTAGCTAACCCTAAAGAGAATGATATAGGCATAACTTCTTTAACTCCACCATCTACCCATTGCTCAACAGTGCCGTTTAACCCTACCTTTTCAAGTAAACTAAAAACTATTGGGGGGTTAGCACTAGCCCACATCCAATCGAGGAAATCTAAATATTCAGAACTTGACGTATTAAAGTATGTGTTATCATCAGTGTTAAGACTGTAAGCACCTACATAAGCGACTTTATTTGAATCTGATATAGATTTGTATTCTTTTTCAGTAAAAGCTTTGCCTATTGTTTCTCTAAGACTTTTAGAACTACCTATACTCAATCGACCACCCATAAAACTACTTAATGTTCGTTTTATTGTTTTTGTTACGTTAAGCTTTCCGTTTTTCTTAAACGCTGAATCTTCTGTTATATCTTTTTGCGTTGCACTTAGGTAGAAATCTTTCAACTTTTCAATATCTCCTAGTAAAGCGTGTGGCACAACTAAAGACCCCGTACTAATACCAATGCCGTATGTGTAATTAGGCATACCTAAAGCTTCTAAACGACCTACGGTAACCGCACCGTCTGCCCCTCCTCCTGTTACTACTAAAATTCTTTTCATTAGTTTATACTGTTTTGTAAGTCCATTAAATTAAGCCATCCATTAGCTACTATTTGTATTCCATTAACTGATAAGTCTTCAAACTCTAAAGACCCCCCGTTATCTATAGGATAATAAAAATTAGATTCAGCCGATACTACTTCTGAATAGCTAGACAAAATACCGCTTCTTAAAATCCCGTTGTTAAAAATTGTTTTATAAACCTTTTCATTAGCATAAAACCCGTCCTTTATTACCGTAGCTAGTCTTAACTTGATACTGTTAGGATTTGAATATGTATAATTAACAGTATTAACAGTTATTATTTCCTGTTTAGTTATGCCGTTTTCATCGTAGTTAACTACTAATTTATCCCCTAATGTAAGCCCGTTAAACGTTATACTTTGAGAACTCAACATATTCAAACCTGTATAATAAAGGTTGTTTATTTGCATATCAGATATATCAAAAACATGACCCGTAGAGGTTGCATCAACCCCCAATCCAGTATGCTCTATTAATTTATTTGTCGATGATATATTATTACCATATTCTACTACTGGAGATAAATCGCTCCAATTACCGTCTAATATTTCTGAGTCAGTCAATACCCTATCATAAGCCTGAAACCCATTAAAAGACTTAAAATATCTACCTGAACCAGTTACGCCAAAAACTAAATTTGTGCTAGGCTGAACGTAAGGTGTGTTAACCGTAGCTACTAACTCATTATTAAGGTATAGTTTATTCTCTCCAATAGGGTCTGCGGTAATTGTTATATCCCTTATCTGAGAAGTGTCTAAATTTAATGTAAAGATTATTAAGCCACCATCCTTATACTCTATAAAGTCGTCCTCAATGCCCAATATTATACCCCTACCTATATCGAAATATGGATTTATCCTAGTATTTGTTAAAAGTTTAAATACTCCTAACATATTCCAAGTATATCCTAAAGAAAAATTAGGAGGAACTGGATGTGCGTTATAAGCCCATTTAAAATACCCGAAATTAGAATCTTGATTGCTCCACCTCTGCATTTTTAAAGCGTTTAAAACATAGTCTTTACCTCTCGTTTTAAAATCTCTATAAACGCTTTCTGATGTATATTCATTGTTGACTAATATCTCTTTATCAGAAAAGCCTATTAACTCTAAATCAGAGGGTGTAGATGAAGCGTTATAATTTAAAGCTACGTCTTTTAAAAAATAACTGCCTAAAGATTCATAAGGCTTATCGTTTAACGGGTAATAATGCTGTACTGATGAATGTGAAGATGTTGGTAGTATTCCATAATTATAAATATAAAGTACATCTTCTTTAGATATAACATTATTAGTAAAAACCATGTCTCTCATAGCCCCTAAGTATCTATCATCAAATATAGTACTAGTCCAATTAGCTCTACCTAAAACTAAGTCGTTTATATTATCATAGTTATAAGGAGAAACAGTGCTACCTAAATCAATAGAGTTAACGTAGTTAGTGACAGTATTGGTTAAAGAATCATAACATAAAACTATGTGATTCCAATTATTTTTTTGTGACAATGGGAACGTTCCGAAAGTATGAGAAACGCTCCCTATACCCGTTTGTAAAACTATACCATCATTACCTAAACCCCATTTACAAGCAATACTTCTGTCTGTGTTAGAAGGATTTCTAAAATCGAAAAACATACCCGTACCTCTAGCAAAAAAACTAATAGCCCAATCACCAGCGTTAAGGAACGGCATTTTAGTAGTTGCTGTTAGATATTGATTATCTTGCTGAGTCCATTCTATAGATAAATCATCATTGTATCTATCTATCTTGTTACTAGTCTTCATTTACGACCGCTTCAATAATGAACTCATTAGCCCCACCAAAAGGGTATCCGTCAGATTGATTCATAACATAAAAAGAATAAACCCCTGTACCTAAAGGTATTTCATCTGTAGGCAAAGGTAACCAATTACCGTTTTTTGGGTCTCCAATACAATAAAGCAAAGTAGAATCTAAAGGCTGGTCTATTACATCAACAGTTACACCCGTTTCACTTGTAACATAATCACAGGTAATAGGCTGTATAGGGTTAAACCCTTTTAAAGGATTGAAAGCTATACAGTTTTTGTTAAACTCAAACTCACTAATAGCGTTTAGTTCAGCCTTTACTAATTCTGAGAACTCACCGCTTAGAGAATAAAATTTATCATAACTACCAAAAGTCCTAACGGGCTTCTTGAACACGTTAGACCCCTCAACAACTTCACCTCCAACTTCTACAAATTGCAAGTAATTAACACTTAAAACCTCTGTATTATTATTTGTTTCATGACCGATACTTGCAAACTTCTTGTTTTCTACTCCGTTTATTTCAGAAATAAAGTTTTTATTAACTCCTTTTTCTACGTTAAAAGTCAACGTTTTCCCTCTAAATGTTATTATTTGTTCCATTATATTATTTATTTGTAACTAAAACCTACTGTACCACTTCCAAAACTGCCCACATTATACACACTCAAAGCCCTTATAGTATAAGTAGTACCTAATCCGTTTGTGTTTATCCAAGACTGTAAAGATGTTAAATCATTGCTTAAAGTGTAATTAACCCCGTCTAAACTACTTTCGTAAGTAGCACTAAGTACAAAAGGGTGTAAAACCTCGCTAGTAGGGTCTATAGTTATTATTCCATCAAAAGACAAGTCATCAGAAACTACTGCATCACTTGAAACGCTAAAACTTAAATCATTAAAAACCTCTGTAGGCTCTATTAATTCAATTACCTTGTAAATATTATCAGACACTTTAGAAATCACTACTACTATGTTCTCCATTACAGCATTGAAAGAAGCAATAACGTTATCTTGATAATCCAATAAAGTACCCCCTATTATATTAATAGTAGTTTGGTTACTGTCTTTACAGTTAACCCTAAACAATTCTAAACCACTATTGAAAGGGATTGTAAAAGTAGATACGGTAATATCATGATATAACGCTTTCCCGTTGTCTTCATCTTGGATAATATAAGTCCCTACTGTAACCTCTTTAAAATTAGGAGATGCCCCCGAATCAGAAATTAAATCTTCTACGTTCTGTCTACTAGCTAAATCGTCAGAAGTAAGCTCTAACAATGTAGGAGCGTTCCCACCAGCATAAGAAAGCATTTTTTTTGTACCTACTGTTTTAGGGCTAATTTCGTCGTCTAATATATTTATCGTGCTATCTCTTTCATCTTCATATTGATTCCTTACCTCTAAAGGCTCTATTTCTTGCGTGTTATTATCAATTATATTGACGTTTTCCGCTTGGTCTTGTAATTGTTGCCTTGTTCTTATAGCCATTATATGTAAGGGGTTGTAGGTATGTATGAGATTAAAAACTGATAAGTTAAAGCCCCATCAGACCTTACAATAGTATTTAAAAACCCATGATTAGGGTGGTTAGAATCCTGTGAATCTTCAAAAATTTTAGCGACTATTTTATTATGGTTACCGTCTCTTTTCCATGAATTAAACCAATTATCAATACTCGTTAGATATTCAGTAATAACATCTGAATCATTCTTAAGTACTGGGTGATTGTGAGCCATATCTACTAACTCAGACAAAACTAACTCCCTTTTGTTTTGTAACTCAATAGAAGTCCTTGATGGTAAAGTGCCATCGTGAGCGTCTATAATACCGTCTAAGTATGTTTCTTGCTCTACTGTTAATGATTCATGGAACTCTACTAAAACCTTACCAGCATAAGCCTTTGGAGATTCAATAATACTCGATACAGGACTAGCCTTTATTTCGTGTGATAACCTTTGTAAATCAAACTTTTTACCCATTGGGTAAGCGTATATTTTTGTATTACTCATTATAAATTATTTACGTTTATGTACTCTTCTACTTCTATTTTTACACCCCAAATACTAGCTAAATCACCATTAGCACTTCCTGACATTTGCAATAACAAACTATTATTACCCAAACTAGTGGGCGTAACTATAAAAGAACGACTAAAACCTTGTCTTTGATTTGTACCTCTTCCATCAGGGTCAGCACCTCCTACATCTTTAGGCTCTTGTATGTGTATAGGGTTATTATCTGTTAAACCTTGGTTAAGGTCTTGACCTCCAAAAGTTGCAAATGATTCAAAGTCTTGACCAGCATCATTTAAACTCCAACCGTAAGAAATAGTAATCTTATGCGGTTTTAATCTCTGTACGTCTACATTTGTATTCACTATGTCTACAGCTTGATTCGTATTATTAATTATCAATGTGGGTGCATCAATCAAAACACTTAAACAAGGTATGTAATTAGAGCCGTCATACTTCAATACAAAATTATTCCCAACTGTTAAACCTGTTAAATCAACATCACTGTGGGTATCTACGCTACCATCTGCTGAAACTTTTGCTGTATTTAATGCAATTGCATCATTTTGCGTTATTTGCTCAGATTGTATGTTAGATATATCAGAAGCATTATCGTTTATTAAACTTGTATTACCTGATATATTACTAGTGTTAGTAGAAATATTACCTGTATTAGTTGATATATTTGTGCTATTTACACTTATAGCCCCCGTATTGGTAGATATGTTAGTAGCGTTGTTACTTATATCAGTAGAGTTATTATTTATATCTGTTGAATTATTAGATATATTACTAGCATTAGTGCTTATATTACTTGAATTAGCAGATATATTACTAGCGTTATTAGATATATTAGTTGAGTTCGTGCCAATACTTGTAACATTTGTAGATATATTTGATGCGTTTGTAGATATATCAGAAACATTCTGACTAATACCATTAGAATTAGACACTATCGCACCCGTATTAGCAATTATAGAAGATTCATTTGAAGTTATATTAGCTTCATTTATCCCTATATCTGTTATGTTTGTAGATATATCGTTTGCATTGTCTAATATATCAGAAGTATTAGTAGATATTGCAGAAGTATTAGTAGATATATTAGAGG